AAGGATTTCCATCTTTTTTATGAAGTGGTCCATAATTATGATACCATTTTGATCCAACGACAGCAAGCATTTGACAGCATTCTAGAGCCATCTTGTTTATATGGCGGTCAGGAAGTACAATAGCACTCTCCGCAGGAAACGGAGAAGTTGCGAAGATATTCAAAGTTAGTTCCTCAAAGACAATACTTTTTTACAACATACTTAACTTCGTTTGGTTTATCCTCCATCCAAAATGCTTCGTTTTCAATCTGTCTAACTATAGAACCATTTATTTTTATTGCAGATTCTACATCTAGTTTTCTTCGAGAAGAAAGATTCATTTTAGATGGTGCAATATCTAGTGGAGTTAAAGATTTATTTTTGCAGTATTGTGCTAGATGTACTGCCTCGTGCAATAATGTTTCGTTAATGTAATATTTTGCATTATCTCTAGAGACAATTGTGTCCGTGCATATAGTCATAGTCTTTTCATTTATATTAAACCAACCATAGATATCGTGTTTTCTGCAGATTGGTGTATTTTCAACTACTCGAATCCTACGAGAAATCATATGATAAATTTCTGTGGATTGGGGAGAAAGATAAAGTAAAAATTCCATCAGACAAAGGTACTATCAGGTTCCAGAGCAATATAATAGCAGAGATTGTACTTGGGGTTTGTAAATTGTGACAGTAGTTTTTGTGACACAACCACCTCATAAGCACCAGGAATAATCTTGATGTTTTCTACCTTAAAGTTAAATACAAACTCTTTATCAGTTTCACCAACAACGATAGAGTATTCATTAGAAGTGTCATTCTTCTTATCACGCACAACCAGACGAATTACACCTGCCTCACCAACAGCACAAAGATCGGGAAGTTGATATACTGCTGCTGCCTTAAGAAGTTTTTCAAGAGTCACACTCTCTAGTTGGAAGCAAACATCCTGCGAAGGAAGAATGATTTCTTTCTCTGGGGGAGAAATAATCACATTAGGATCGGCAAAGAAATACTTAACTCGACGCTTACCCTCACGAATAGTCATATAAGAATCTGCAGTAAAATCCAGATCAGGATCTTGATGAAGACTCAAACCATTCAAAAATTGGTTAAGGTCATAAACGGCAAAATTGCGGGGGAACTCTTCAGCAATATCTGCTTCGGCAAGAATGTTTTTAGCAACAGAAATAGTACGAAGACGATTTCCCTGTTTCACAAGAATTGAGTTGTTAATGCCAGCAAAGTTCTTGAGTAGTGCAAGAGTATTATCAGAGAGTTTCATAGTTTTAGATTTGAGTTTCACTTGTTTTCAATAAGATTGAGATGATTAATTAGAAGAATAGTATAATGCAAAACTTTAAATAAGTCAGCACGAGGAGTACCTTTTGTGTCGTAACGATCAATATACTTGGTTACATTACCAGCACAAAATCCTTCACGACGATTGTGTTTGATTTTATCAAGAGTTTGATCGGTTCCACCACCAGTACGATCAACATAGTGTTGATTGTAAGTACCTGAAATATATTCTTCAAGTTGTTTAAGAATCTTATCTTCGTTATATTTCCAGAATCCGTTTTTGTTTGTGTCTTCAGTCATATCATTCATAGTAATTTTGTATTCGACAAGTTGTTTTTCGTCTTCAGGACCGAACATAATGTGAGAAAGTCATAATAATCTTGTCACATTATATCAGTTTGAGTGAGAGAAGTCAATCAAAAAATAACTTCTTTACCACCCTCAACGGTCAACTCCAGATCTGGAGTTACAGAAGGCATTACAAAGTCAGCATCTACCTTGTCATAGAGTTCCAGGAAAGACTGTTTGGTTTCATCATCAAAACGATTCACGCAAACTTGAATTGCTTTTGCTTTATCTTGGAAAATACTGTAGGCACGAATGATATGAACCAAACGACGAGTGCTGATAATTTCCTCAATACCACCATCATAGAAAGTTTTCCTAATAATATCCGCCCAATCAACTAACCGCTTACAGAAATCGCGGTCCTCAATACCAAGATCCAAAGCAATACCTTCCAGAATCTTCTGTTCGGTTGCAGGAGCAGGATAGGACTGCTCAAAGGTCACAGGAAAACGCTCCAAGAATGCTTCGTTAAGAACATTAGTACCAATAAATCGTCCATCCTCACTACCCTTACCTTTAGTATTTGCAGTAGCAACTACATTAAATCCAGCAACAGGTTTGACGAAACGACCAATCTTTTTGAGGAATACTCCTTTACCTTCCAGAATGGGTTGGAGACACATAATTTTATTGGAAGCCAAATCAATCTCATCCAAGAGAAGAATAGCACCACGCTCAAGTGCCTCAATTACTGGACCATTATGCCAAACAGTTTCACCATTTATCAATCTAAAACCACCAATCAAGTCATCTTCATCAGTTTCAATCGTAATATTGACACGAATCAATTCACGCTTAAGTTGGGAACATACTTGCTCCACACTGAGCGTTTTACCATTACCCGAAAGACCCGTAATGAACGTAGGATAAAAGAGACGGGACTGAATAATTTTTTTAATGTCATTAAAATTACCAAACTTGACGAAGGTATCATCTTTTGTAGGAATGAGGTTTTGTTCCACAGCAGGGAGAGCGGGAAGTGACTGATAAGAACGCTCAATTTCCTCTACACGTTCTTGTGTCACTTCAAGATTCCATTTAGCACGAGAAGTTTTATATTGGGAAAGTTTATTACTTACAGTCTGATAGTTGAGCGAGCGAGAGGCACAAAACCCTTTGAGGTCTCCAGAAGTAATTTCAGGACCATAGAGTTCTTTAAGTACTTCAATCAGTTGTTCGTCATTCACAGAAGATTTGCGGGGCATAATGTAGTTAGGTGGTTTTGTTTAACTGAAGTTATTATACAATAAAAAAGGTGCCTTTGAGACACCTGATGTGACAGTTTTAAGATTGGACCTTAATCTTTAGTAAATTTCTTTTTAGGTGCTGGTGCTGGTCTTTTAAATTTAGTACCGTCCTGAACTAATCCATCACCATCACCATCAATTGCATTTTCATTAAAACCTGGTTCTGGAGCAGGCGTTGGTTCCTGAAATAAATCCGAAAATCTACTCATTTTCTTATAAAATTATTTTAAGTATTTATCAAACAACAAGTTCTATGAACTCTCCCAATACTTTTTTATTCATCTTTTTACTCTTCAGACTCTTTACAAATGCAGATTTTATTTGAGATTTAGAAGCATCTTCGGCAACCTCAAATTCAGTATCTTGTGAGAGAGCACTCGCAGACAGTCCAAAATAAGTATGATATCCAGAGTTTTTCAGAGAGAAAGACTTCTCCTTTTTCCAAGTACTCATTATCTTATTATAGTCTGGACCATAATCCCCACAATAACGGCGAATAAAACTTCCAGCATCACGACCTTCAATTACACGAATACCGATGAAGTTAATATCGACAAATTTGTCCTGAAGATTACGAAGAAGAGTATCGGTGAATTCCCAAAAAGCACAGTCGCAAGAATAGGTATTTCCAGTCTTACGGTCACGAATAAATGCATTAGGACCGATGTGAGCAGATCCCATAAAAGGTTCTTGTTCCCAATCACGCTTAACTTCACGATGATATTTTGGAGTACTTCCTTCACCATCAGTTAGAACCACACACTGAACTTTCTGAAGTTTATTCTCTTTTTGAAATTTTGGAAGAATGTGATGAAGTGAAATAAGTGCCTCATTCAGCGGAGTGCCTGAAAGTCCCATTCCAGGAGGAGTGGCGTAAGGAGAATAACACCCCCCACTAAAAGCAGAAGCAAGACGGAAAATATTCTTCATCTGTTCTTCTAAAGTTCTACCATTTACCTTACTAGTAAGCAAATTCATCATAGAGAACCACTCACCTACCTGAACAAGTCCATCCCTTTTCTGATAGGAAAGTTGGCGCAGATTTGATCTCCCATTCGCATCATACTTGACATAGGGATAATCATTTGTAAAGGCATAAACCTCAAAAGGAATAGAAACTTTCTTACAGAACCATACCAGATTGAAGAGTTGCTTCACAGTATCCAGCATCACATCGCCCATAGAACCAGACCAGTCTAGAACGAATACCAGACCGTGATTCTTGCCATCAGCGAGCGTTGTCACCTTCTTAAAGAGGTCTTCATTATACTTATAGGTATGCAGGCGAGAGCAGTCCAGAACCCCCGTGCGGGCGGTTGTGGCACGGGAATAGGAATCTGCTGCCTTACGACACTCAAACTCTTTTACCAGATAGTTGACTTCCTTTTGTGCAGAACGCTTAAACTCAATAAATTTCTTATCAACTTCTCCGAAAATATCAGCAGAAGAACATTCATTTCTCTCTAGAAAATCATTCCAAGATTCTTTGCATCGTGAGTGAATTTCAGTATTTGGAACAATCACCTTATCCAAATCAAGTTTAGGAAGTTCCAAATAAACATTTTCATAACCACTCATATTCACAAGATCTTTGAGTGCCTCCTCCAGAGAATCCATCGTCTTTACTTCTGGTTCATCCTCCTGATTATTTTCACCACCCTGAAGTGAGTTTTGGCCTTTCTGTTGTGACTTTTGATCTGAAGAAGAACCTTCATCACCAGAAGATTCGGGTTGATCGTTTTCACCTTTTTCCTGATCGTTAAAATCAGATGCAGATTGATTGTCGGAACCACTCTCTTGCGATTCTGCGTTATTGGGAATCTTGGATTCTTCTTCTTTATTATTTTTACAATACTTATAAAGAACTTCAGCGGCATCTAGAACTTCCTCAAAAGTTTCTGCCGTAGCAATTTGATCTACAATATTTTGCTCCTCATTCGTAAAGATAAGATCTACAAAGTTTCCAATCTTAAAGAAAAGATTTACACGGTCAGCAAGATTATAAGTCTCCAGATTATCATCTTTGATCTGAAAGAAATCTTGCTCCGAAAGTTCTTTATAACCACTAAAGAAGGTCTTTGCCAGACCAGCATAACGACGCTTCATTAGTTTCTCAATTCGTGCGTCTTCACAAATATTTACAAACTGTGGCGGAATCTTGCGTTCCTGCAACCAGTCCTCATCGGGAGTATAAAGTGCATGGGCCGATTCATGACTTAACAAAAGATCGTAAATATTATTAGATGCTTTCTCCCACATCGGCAAAGTCAATACCCGAGTATGAACATTAAAACAGGCAGTCTCTACTTTCTTATGTTCTACTACAATATCTTCTGTGGAAAGAAGACGAGCAAGCATTCCTTTGATTTCAAAATTGACAGTCATAGGTTTTGTTTAGATGACCTTATTATACAAAAAAAGAGGGTGGTGAGACCCTCTGGTGTGACAGTTTGGAAAGTGGTTTTAGAACCCTCTACCAAAATTATTTGATGGTCCTGGTTTTGAAGTAGAAACTAAAGGTTTTCTTTGTTGAACCGTTGTGGATTGAAGTTTTCCACCACCAGAAACTCTTGGAGTAGTAGTACCTAATTTAGAACCAGCAGGTCTTGGTCCACCCATTGTTGATGTAACAGTATTTGATTTCACACCAGTTTGTTGACCTTGTACATTTTCTCCTGGTTTGCGCACAGTTCCTTGAGTAGTATACTTAGTGTTGCGGTTCCAAGGTAAAGCATCGGTTACAGGATTACCCATCCTAGATACATTCTGCTCAACAATACTATTCCTCCACTCTTCACTCATATTAGACATAATTACCAGAGCATTCTCGTTGGTATCAGCATAACCTTCTGCAACTAGGTACTCAAGAATGTAGTCGAAGAGATCGGTTTCTTCTTTTTTAATATCTTTAACTACAGGACGATATCCACCACTAGTCGCAGTTGGAGTATTTCTTCCTGAACCAACAGGACTCAAAACTGCGGCAACTCCCGGAAGTCTTTTTCTTATTTTATCTCCACCACTCTTTAAGAAATCTCCCACTTGCTTGGGAAAATCTTCATCAAGTTGCTCCACTTCATGTGGTTGAGAATGAACTTGAAGATAAGCATCATAAAGACCTACGATTTCTTGATCTCTCATTTTTATACGAAATACTTTCTAGTTATTTATAAAAAAACAGCGTCCCCGTAATGGAGACGCTTCTTGAGTGCTTGGCGACGGGCCTTTGCTTGTCGGAGTGCCTGCGGTTTCAATTTCCGCTTCTGCTCCTTCTTGGAGTGATGATGGCGATTTGGAACTTGCATCAGTCTTGTGTGAATAAGACAATCATAGTATATAGACTCAACAAGGTCAAGTGGTCCAGTTGAGAAAGTGTCTCGTTAAGATTCAGTTTTATAAGAGAATCCTTTTCTTTTTTCAAATTTAATTACATTATTAAATTTATCTTGCATACCATCCTTATGAGAGATGACAAAGATATTAGCATCTTTAATTACATAACGAATAATCTTAAGAAACTCGTCCGTTCCAAAATTGTCTAAAGAACTATCAAAAATCTCATCAAAAATTAAAAGATTGGTATTAACTGAATTTTTAAGTTTTGCTACTTCACGCCAAGCAAATACAAGAGAAAGATTAATTTTTGCCTTTTCACCCTCACTAAAAGAACTATAAGAAAAATCTTCGTGAATAGGAGATTTTACAGTTTCATTAAATTCTTCATCCAAATTAAAGTTAATATAAAAGTCCATCATTTGCAAATAGCGATTCACCTGCTGATTAATGAACGGAAGATACTTTTTAATAATCTTCGTTTTTACACCATCATCCTTGAGTAAGGAATAGGCAAAGTCGTAATAGACGATTTCTTCTTTTTTCTTTGAGAGGTCTTCGAATGTTTTTTGGAGATTGTCTTTAAAATCTTCTAACTTCTCATGTTCAGTATTTCTATTTTTAAGTTGTTCGGTAAGAGTTTGAACTTCAGATTCAAGGTCTCGTATTTGTCTCTGATTGAGTGAAATCCGAGTATTGTTTTGAGAAATCTCATGGTTGAGTTTTGTAATCTCTTTTGATAGGACTATAAATTGACGCTCTCTTTCTTTTTCAAACTTTATAGTCTCCTCAAGTTCTTGAAAACCTTTCTGGAGTTCCTTTGCTTTAGTTTGAGCGTCTGTAATTCTATTTAATCTAAATTCTTCCTCTATTGTTTGAGTGCAAGTGGGGCATGCCGTATTTTCTGCAAAGAACTTATGCTCTTTGGTAATCGTGGATACTTTATTTGATATTTTACCTTTCAGATTGTTAAGCTTTACTAACTTATCATCAGCACCAACGACTTCTTCCTGTTCCCTTGTATATTTAAAAACATCCTCTTCGGTTCTGGCATTTTCATTCATATAAAAACCAACTTCAGTATCTAACTTAACAATCTTTTGTTGATTGGCATTTATATTGGCATTTCCACGATTTTCAAGTTCTTCAATAAAGTTTTCTTGCATCATCATTTTATCCTTAAGAGTTTCTTTCTTAAGATCTAATGATTTAATTTGATCCTTTTGAGTTCTTATTTTATCTTTAATAAGATTATTCATCGCAGAAAAAATGCGAATATCCAAAAGGTCTTCAATCACCTCACGACGATTTGCAGTAGTCAGTTGCATAAAAGGTACAAAAGTACTACTACCCAAGATTACGATTTGAGTAAAAGATTTATAATTTACTTTAAGAATGTTTTCTTCTAGAATTTTTTGATTTGCACGGTCATCTGCCTCTTTATGCAAAGGGACGCCATTCACCTCAATATCAAAAATATTAGGTTTAATACCACGACGAACCAAATATTCTTTGTTGTTAATTGCAAATTGGATTTCTACAAGACAATCTTTTTCGTTGGTAGTATTAATAAGTTGATTTTTATTAATTTTACGAAATGCCTTATTAAATAAAACAAAAGTGAGTGCATCTAAAAGTGTAGATTTTCCTGCACCATTTGTTCCAATAATAAGATTTGTATGATTTTTTTCAAAGTCAATTTCTGTAAAAGTATTTGGCGATGAAAGAAAGTTTTTATATTTAATCTTATGAAATATCAACATTTTTGGGGGGAATTACAATATCATTGGGGGTAATCACAGCATACTTATAGTTGTGTATCTTACAGGTTTTTATGGCAAGTTCATCATCAACTTCCACAACATCCATTTCAGTTTCTTCTTGATCTTCAAGCATTATAGCATATCTAACTGCATCGTCCTCATCCTCAAACAAAAATAAAACTTTTTCTCCATATCGGTTTTGAACCGCATATGCACCATCTTCTTTTTGATCTTTGAGTGTAAGAAGAAACATTTTACTCTACTTCGCAAGCTTGCTGGTAAAGATCCTGAAAGATTCCTTTGATAATACTCTTATCATAACTGAACTCTGCCTCTTCAATATAACGGTTTAAGATTGTTAAAGTATTTTCATCTTCACTAATTTCAAACTCTTCATTTTCCTGAATATCAAAGTTCTCTATGATTTTTAATTCTTGAACTCCAACAGTATAAAGTTTATCAATAAATTTTTCAAAGTCTTTTGGTTTTGATTTTTTACGAACAATTACTTTTACAATTTTATTTTGATACTCGGTAGCATCAAACATTTGATATGGAGTATCCTCATAGTAAATGTTATAGAATAATTTATAAGGATTATTAATTGGAGTATGCTCTAGGGTTTCCGTATCAAAAATATGAAATCCTCTCGTATCATTCACATCATTCCAATACATCTCATAAGGATTTCCTAGATAAAAAATCTTCCCATTATCTGAACGAGTGTGATAATGACCCGAAAATACTTTATCAAACTTATCAAAGATTTTTGGATCTGTTCCGTGATCTTCCATTACAAGATTCTTATTGACACGAAATCCTTGAAGTTCTAAATGCCCCATAGCAATCTTTGCTTTGGACTTTTTAATTTGTTGTAGTGTTTCATCATAGTTCTCACTACAAATCCATGGAATCATCATAATATCCAGACCACCAACTTTAACGGTTTGTGGAGAACTATAAGTTTTGATGTTGGGATAGTCCTTTAGAAGGAGACTTGGGGAATTGACATTATTGGTATTTTTGTAGTAACAATCGTGGTTTCCTATAATCATATGAGTTTCATATTTGGAAAGAGGTTCAAATACAACACGCTTTGCCCATTCCAAACTTTGATAATCAATTGACTTACGACTATCAAAAGCATCACCCATATGAATAACTGCTTCTACCCCGTGTTCTTTCAGAGCAGGAAAGAAGACATTATTATAAAAGAGTTCAAAGTGATCGTGAAGATGTTTAGAACCTTTCCTTGCACCATAGTGAGTGTCTGTCAGTATTCCAATACGCATAGCAGATTTTAACTAGACTGTAAGTATAGCACAGATTTTTCCATTAGCGATTGTTGTTGCGATATTGGATAGCATCTTTCATACTGTTATATTCCGAGTTATTACCAGAAAGTATTCCATCATCAATCGTCATGACCTCATCAAAACCAGTACGCTCGATGATTTTGGTTTTGATTTCAAGTTGCTTCTTTTCTTTTTGAATACGACGAAGAAAAGCATAATGAATGATTTGAGTAAAGTATGCAAAAGGATTGGTAGATCTTTCTGGGTCAAAATTATGAATGTACTGAACGCAATTTTCAATACCGTCAGAAATCATATCTT